ATGAAGTGGTTCACGAAGTCGCGTCCGGCGCGGGCGCGGTATCCTTTGGCGTTTTTGTCTGGGGTGTCGGGTGGCGGGGTGCCGGGGGGGTACGAGGCGCAGGTGCGCGCGGGGTATCTGGAGAATCCGGTGGCGCAGCGGGCGGTGCGGCTGGTCGCCGAAGGGGCGGCTTCGGTCGGCTGGGACGGTGACGGCGGGCTGATCGCGGCGGAGCTGATGGAGGCGGTAGCGACGGCGTTGCTGCTGCACGGCAACGCCTTCGTCGAGCGCGGCGAGACGGCGACCGGGGCGGTGGCGGCGCTTTATGCGCTGCGGCCCGAGCGGGTGACGATCGAGGCGGGGGCGGACGGGTGGCCGAGCGCCTATGTGTACCGGGCGGGGGCGGCGGCGAGCCGGGTGCCGCCCGAGCGGATGCTGCACTTGAAGGCGCACCACCCGCTCGACGACCATTTCGGGCTGGGCTGCCTCGGCGCGGCGGCGGGAGCGGTGGCGCTGCACAATGCGGCCTCGCGCTGGAACCGGGCGCTGCTCGACAACGCGGCACGCCCGTCGGGCGCTCTGATTTGCGAAGCGGGCGAGGACGGTGCGCTGTCGGCGGAGCAGTTCGCGCGACTGAAGGACGAGCTGGAAGCCGGGTTTCAGGGCGCGGCGAACGCGGGGCGGCCGATGCTGATCGAGGGCGGGATGAAGTGGCAGGCGCTGTCGCTGACCCCCGCCGAGCTGGACTTCGCGGGGGCGAAAGCGGCAGCGGCGCGCGAGATCGCGCTCGCCTTCGGGGTGCCGCCGATGCTGCTGGGGATGCCGGGGGACAACACTTACGCGAACTACGCCGAGGCCAACCGGGCGCTGTGGCGGCTGACGATCCTGCCGCTGCTCACGAAGGCGGAGCGGGGGCTGTCGGGGCTGCTCGGGCGGACGGTACGGTTCGACCGCGAGAGCGTGCCGTCGCTGAGTGCCGACCGCGACGCGCTGTGGGCGCGGGTGTCGGCGGCGGACTTCCTCGACGCGGACGAGAAGCGGCGGCTGGTGGGAGTGGCGTGATGAATGCGGCGATGCTGGCCGGGCTGGTGGCGCAGGCGGAGGTGCAGGGGCACGACCTCGTGACGCTACGCGCGCTCGTCGAGGAGGCGACCGAGGCTGGGGCGGCGCGGGCGATGGCGCGGCTCGGCCTCGACGACGCGCAGGCGGTGAAGGACATCGGTGAGCTGCGGCAACTGCTGGAGGCGTGGCGCGACGCGAAGAAGTCGGCGCGCGCGGCGGTGATCGGCTGGGCGGTGAAGGCGGTGCTGGCGGCGGTGCTGGTGGGGCTGGCGGTGAAGCTTGGGTTGACGGGGTTGTTGAGCGGGTAGGTCGCCGCGCCTTTGGCGCGGACCCTCACCTCCCACCCGCTGCGCGGGCGGGCCCCTCCTCTCCCCTGAAGGGAGAGGGGAAGGAGAGAGCTGCATGAAATTCGCAGGGTACGCCGCCGTGTTCGACGTGGTCGATGCGGGGGGTGACGTGGTGCGTCGGGGAGCGTTCGGGTCGCCTGCGACTCCGGCTTTGCTTTGGCAGCATGATGCCACCCGACCGATCGGACGGGTTTTGAGATTGGCCGAGGACGGGCGCGGGCTGCGGGTCGTCGCCGAGTTGAGCGAGGGCGCGAGCGGCGGGCGGGATGCGGCGGCGCTGCTGCGGACGCGGGCCATCGACGGGCTGTCCATTGGATACCGGGTGAAAAAGACGCGGCCGCGCAGTGGCGGCGGGCGGGAGTTGCTGGCGCTGGAGCTGGTGGAAGTGTCGCTGGTGACCTTCCCGATGCAGCGGCTGGCGCGGGTTTTGGGTGTCGAAGAGGAGACGGGTGCATGACGGTTTACGAGACGAAGGCGGACGGGCTCGACACGGTGTTCGAGACGGGCGGGGCGGCGGTGGCGGCGGCCACCCCGGCGGACAACGCGGCGCTCGACGCGCTGAAGGCCGAGGTCGCGGCGCTGGCGAAGGCGGTGGCGACGCGGCCGGTGCTGACGGCTGCGGCGGACAATGGCGCGGAGGAGCGCAAGGCGTTCGTCGACCGTTATCTGCGGAAGGGCGACGCGCGCGGGGTGGAGCTGAAGGCGCTCTCCGCATCGACCGGCGCTGACGGCGGCTTCGCGGTGCCGGAAGCGCTGGACGCGGCCATCGCGAGCGTGCTGAAGGACGTGTCGCCGATCCGTGCCATCGCCAATGTGGTTAGCGTCGGCAGTGCGAATTACCGGAAACTGGTGACGACGGGTGGGACGCCGTCGGGCTGGGTGGCAGAGATCGCGGCGCGGCCGGAGACGGACACGCCGGACTTCACCGAGATCGCGCCGCCGATGGGCGAACTCTACGCCAATCCGGCCGCGAGCCAGACGATGCTCGACGACGCGATGTTTGACGTCGAGGCGTGGCTGGCGGCGGAAATCGCGATGGAGTTCGCGCGCGCCGAGGGGCAGGCGTTCGTGGCGGGAACCGGCACCGGGCAGCCGAAGGGCTTTGCGGCTTACGCGACCAGTGCGCTGACCGACGCGGCGCGCGCGTTCGGGACGCTCCAGCATCTGGCGACGGGGGCGGCGGGCGGCTTCGGCACGACGCCGGAGGAGAAGCTCATTGACCTCGTCCACGCGCTGCGGCCGGGATACCGGCAGAACGCCAGCTTCGTGATGAATTCGGCGACGCTCGCGCGCATCCGCAAGATGAAGGACGGCGACGGCAATTTCCTGTGGCGGCCGGGCCTCTCCGATGCCGCGCCGGCGACGCTGCTCGGCTATCCGGTGGTCGAGGCCGAGGACATGCCGGACGTGGCGGCGAACAGCCTGTCGGTGGCGTTCGGCGATTTCCGCCGGGGATATGTGATCGCGGAGAGCGCGGCGACGCGGGTGCTGCGGGATCCGTTCTCGAACAAGCCGTTCGTGCATTTCTACGCGACCAAGCGGGTCGGCGGCGCGGTCGTGGACAGCAATGCGATCAAGTTGCTGAAGTTTTCGGCGAGTTAGCGGGGGGCGGGGTGCCTCTTTCTGGGAGGCACCCCCACCGCATCCTCCCCCTGCGTGCAGGGGGAGGGCCGCGCGATTTCAGATGTCGAGATCTTCGACGAACCGAACACCCCTCCCCCTGCACGCAGGGGGAGGATGCGGTGGGGGTGCGTGGCCGGGGGGTGATCCCCTTTCTCTCCGGCCACGGCCTTTGGCCGGGAGCGCAACATGCCGCAGCTGTTCAGCGACGACTTCACGGGCGCGACCGGGGCGCTCGTCCGGCAGCGGAGCGGGTGGAGTTTTTCGGGGCTCGCCGCGTTTCAGGACCGGGGGACGATCAGCGCGAACCGGCTGCGGGTCGGCGGCAATTCGGGGGCGTCGGCGCATTATGCCTATCTGCGCGAGCTGAGCGACGCGGCGCACTGGATCGAGGCGAAGTTCCTGCGGGTGAGCGCGGTCGGCGCGGCGATGTACCTGCGCTGGGCCGACGACCAGAACTTCATCGGGGTGCGCAATTCGGGCACGTCGGTCGAGCTGTTCAAGCGGGTCGGCGGCACGATCTCGAACGTCGCGACGGTGGCGGCGGCGCTGGTGTCGGGCGACACGGTGCGCGCCGAGGTGCAGGGCAGCACGGTCAAGCTGTTCAGGAACGGCACGCAGATCGGTGCGGGGGCTGGCTACACGGTCGGCGACGCCGCGCTCCAGAACGCGACGCGCGCCGGGTTCGGCGGCGAGGGCAATGCGGGCGCGCAGGACTATTTCGACGACGCGGCGGGGGGGAACTTCGCGCTGCCGTCGGTCTCGCTGACGCCGATGGCGGCGCGGCGGGTGGTGCAGCGGGCGAAGGGGCAGACGTCGCGGGCGATGACGATCGCCGGGGGCTATGCCAACGGGACGCCGACGGGGCTCGAATGGCGGCTGCTCGAGGAGACGGCGCCGGGCATGTTCACGCCGGTGGCGGGGTTCGGCTGGCAGGCGCTGAGCGGGGCGGTGATCGGCGGCGGGACGTGGTCCGCGACGGTGACCGTTCCGCAGGGCGGCTGGTATCAGCGCGCGGTGCGGTGGAGCGACATGCCGTCGGCGACGGCGCAGGATTCGACGAAATTCGCGGTCGGCGCGGTGCTCGTGATCGACGGCCAGTCGAACGCGGTGGGCATGGGATCGGTCGCGGCGAGCGAAGCGGCGGACGACCGGACGAGCCGGTTCGATGGGGCCAACTGGAGCCTGCCGACGGGGGCGGGCGAGGTGGCGCTGACGAAGGCGCTGGAGGCCGCGCTCGGGGTGCCGGTGGGTGTGACGAATACGGGCGTCAACGCGACGGCCATCGCGAGCCATGTGCCGGGGAGCGGCAACTGGACGGCGAAGATGACGCGCTTGGCGGGCCTCGGCGGCGACGTCGAGGCGGTGCTGTGGAGCCAGGGCGAGAGCGACGGCGGCATCGTGACGACGGCCAATTACAAGGCGAGCCTCGGCGCGATGTTCGACGAGTGGAAGGCGCAGACCGGGCGCACGGGCGCGGGCGAGCTCCGGTTTTTGATCGGCGTGACCGGCCGGTCGCCGGGCGGGACGACGGGGACCGACGCGGGCTGGGCGACGGTGCGGCAGGCGCAGGTCGAATGGGCGGACGCGACGGCGGGGGCGGTGGTGAGCCACCACGCCATCGACCTGAGCATGGCGGACAGCCTGCATTATGACGCGGGCGGTTACGCGGAGGCCGGGGCGCGGTTCGCGCGGAGCTATGCGGCAGCGCTGGGGCTGAGCGCGGTGAACGCGCGCGGGCCGGTGGTGTTGTCGGCGGAAGCGGGCGTGCGCGCGGTGACGGTGACGCTCGGGGCGAATGGCGCGGGCGGACTCACGGGGAGCGGCGCGCTGACGGGCTGGCAGGTGTCCGCCGATGATTTCGCGACGTTGCTGCCGGTGAGCGGTGCAGTGCTCGATGGCGAACGGGTGCGGCTGACGCTGGGCGTCGATGTGCCGGGACCGGTGAAGCTGCGGCATCTGTGGGGTCGGGCGCCCGACGTGGGCAATGTGGTGCGGGGGGCGGTTTCGTGAACCTGCCGCTGCAGCCAACGACGACGCCAGTCGCGGCGGGGGTCGCGCCGACGATTGCTGCGGGCGATGCTGCGCATGTCATCGGCAGCGATGCTGCGGTGCTGACGTTCTCGACGGTGGTTACGCTGACCCCGTCCGATGCGCAGCATGACAGCTCGGCTGGAGGTGCTGGAGTCAGCGTCGGCTATTCGCTGCAAGCAGCGGAAAACAGTCATTTGCTGCGCAGCACGAGTGCAGCAATTTCGGTGCGCTATGCGCTCGCGCCGGTGGATGGCCTGCACCCGCACCGGGCGGAACTGGTGTCGGCGTTGCTGTCGCCGCCGTCGCGCGGGGTGGTGACGCGGGTCGGTGGTGCGGCGCGCGAGACGCGGCCGCAGCGAGACCGGGACACGCGCGCGACGCGCTGACGCGAAGCTTCAAACGAAGGAGACGGAGATGGGCAAGGCGGTCAACGCCGATGTGCTCGATGGCGCGCTGGGCGTCATCCGGGCGAATGCGACGCGGATGGTGGCGACGGCGGTGCAGCCCGCGACGTTCGCGGCGGCGAGCGCGGGAAAACTCGCCGAGGCGGTGATGGCCCCGGCGGACTTCACTTATGCGGCGGGCGATACCTCGGGCCGCAAGCTCGCGGTGGCCGCGAAGGCCGATCTCGCGGTGGCGGCGGCGGGGACGGCGACGCATGTCGCGCTGCTCGATCCGGCGACGTCGCGGCTGCTCTACGTGACGACTTGCGCGGCGCAGGTGCTGAGTCTGGGCGGCACCGTCAGCTTCGCGGGCTGGGACATCGAAATCGGCGATCCGGTTTAAGGAGGGCGAGCGCGATGTCGCATTATCTGAAAGGGCCGGGCGCGACGGTCGACTATTCGGTCGACTGGGGCGCGGGCTATCTCGACGGGCAGACGGTGACCGCGAGCGCGTGGAACGTCGAGCCGGTCGAGCCGGGCGGAGTCGCGGTGGTCGCCGAAGTGACCGGCGCGACGCGGACGGCGGCGACGCTGGAGGGCGGCCTGCGCGGGCGGGTGTACCGGGTGATGAACACGGTCACGTTCAGCGACGGGCGCGACGACGCGCGCACGCTGGTGCTGCGCGTGGAGGACCGGTGATGCGGGTGGAGGACGTGCCGCCGTGCGAGCCGGTGTCGCTGGCGGAGGCGAAGGCCTATCTGCGGGTCGAACATAGCGACGAGGACGCGCTGATCGCGGGGCTGATCGCGGCGGCGCGCGGGCTGTGCGAGGCGTTCACGGGGCTGGCGCTGATCGAGCGGCGGGTCGTGGAGACGGTGCTGGCGTCGGGTGACTGGCGGCGGCTGACGGCGACGCCGGTGACGGCGGTGATTGGCGTCGAGGGGCTGCCGGCCGAGGAGCCGGGGTTTCCGCTCGCGACGGATGCCTATGCGGTGGACATCGACGCGAACGGCGATGGCTGGGTGCGGGTGACGCGGCCGGGATCGGCGGGGCGTGCGCGGGTGACGTACCGGGCGGGTTTGGCGACGGACTGGAACGGCGTGGCGGAGCCGCTGCGGCAGGGGATGCTGCGGCTGGTGGCGCATCTGTACGCGCACCGGGACGGGGATGGCGGCGCGCCACCGGCGGCGGTGACGGCGCTGTGGCGGCCTTGGAGAAGGGTGCGGTTGTAGGGGGTGGCGAGGGTGGCGATCCTTCTCGACCCGACCCCCACCGCATCCTCCCCCTTCCAGGGTGAGGGTCGCCAAATCTTTGGAGGAGGCTCCTCTCGATGAACGAGATCGCGGGATTGTTGTCGGAGCGGGTCGCTTTGGAGCGGCGGGTTCGGGTGGGGGATGGGGCCGGGGGGTTTGTTGAGAGCTGGGTCGCCGTGGACACGCTTTGGGCGGGGCTGGCGGTGGTGCGGCCGGGGCCGGACGTTGAGGCGGAGCGGTTGCGGCGGGCGAGCCGGTACAGGGTGACGGTGCGGGACCGGGCGGATTTGACGTTTGACGTGCGGCTGCGGTGGCGCGGGGTGGTGCTGGGGGTGCTGGGCGTGACGCGGGATCCGGGGGTGCCGGGGTTTGCGGAGTTGTTGGTGGAGGCTCGTGCTTCGACGGGCTCAGCATGAGCGCATTTATCGAGGCGGTGCGGCGGCGCGGGGTGCGTGCGGCGGCGGGGCTGGTGCGGCGGGCGGAGCGGATGGTGGCGGACGAGGTTCGTGGCGGGGTGCCGGTCGCGGCGGCGGTGGAGCTGGTGCGGAGCCTGTTGCGGCGGGGAGGGTGAGATGGACGCGAGTCTCGCGTTGCAGCGGGCGCTGCATGTGGCGTTGACCGGGGATGCGGCCGTGATGGCGGCGGTGACTGCGGTGTATGACGCGGTGCCGCCGGGGGCGGTGACGCCTTACCTGACCATCGGGGCCGATATCGTCACCGACTGGAGCAGCAAGACGGCGGCGGGGCGCGAGCACCGGTTCGCGGTGACGGTGTGGGACGATGCGCCCGGCGCGGCGCGGCTGAAAAGCGTGATGGGCGAGGTGGAGCGGGTCGTCGGCGGGATGCCGGGGGCGATCCAAGGGCATGTGATCGTGGGGGTGCGGTTTTTGCGCGGGTTCGTGGAGCGCGGGGCGAGCGGGCCGGGGCGCGGGGTGGTGGAGTTCAGGGCGCGGACGGTGGTGGGTTAGGGTTTCGTTCCCTCACCCGCCTCGCGTTCGCTCGGCACCAGTGCCGGGTCGCATCGTCTCCCAGACGATGCTTGGACTGCCGGGGGCAGTCCAACCCGGCACTCCCTTGAAGGGAGAGAGAGAAGGAGGGTGCGATGATCGAGAAGGGTAGTGCGTTTTTGTTGAAGGTTTCGGACGGGGGGTCGCCTGCGGCTTATGCGACGGTGGCGGGGCTCAGGACGACGAACCTCAGCATCGCGTCGGAGAGCGTGGTGGTGACCAACAAGGGGTCGGGCGGGTGGCGGGAGCTGCTGTCGGGGGCCGGGGTGCGGAGCGTGTCTGTGGCGGGGTCCGGGGTGTTTACCGGGTCCGATGCGGAGGCCCGTGTGAAGGTGGCGGCGCTTGGTGGGACCATCGGCGATTACGAGGTGAGCTTCGAGAGCGGCGAGCGGGTGCGGGGGAAGTTCCTCGTGACGCGGCTGGACTATGCCGGGGATTTCAACGGGGAGCGGACATATACGGTGGCGCTGGAAAGCTCCGGCCCTGTGGTGGTGCTGTGATGGCGAACGCGCTTCGGGGCGAGGCTGAGGTCGCCGGGCATTTGGTGCGGCCGACGTTTGCGGCGCTGGTGGCGGCGGAAGGGGAGTTGGGGCCTTTGTTCGCGCTCGTTGAGCGGGCGGCGGAGGGGCGGTTGACGCTTGGCGAGACGGTCGCGCTGCTGTGGCACTGCGTGGCGGGGGAGAAGCCGGAGCGGGAGGATTTTGCGGAGGCGCTGGTGGCGGTGGGGCTGGCGGCGGTGACGCCGGTGCTGCGGGCGGTGCTGGTGCAGGTCTTGAAGGGGCGCGTTTAGCGAGGGGCCGCAACTCCCCTTTCGTCGTCATCCCCGCGCAGGCGGGGACCCAGTCTTCTTTCGACGGCTTTCCTTTCCAGTAAGTCTGGGTCCCCGCCTGCGCGGGGATGACGAAAGTTTTTATGGATGAGCGGAATTTCTCCAACGCAGCTTTGCGGCTGTGTGGGGAGGTTTGTGTCGTGCTCGGGTGGCGGCCGGGGGCGTTCTGGGAGGCAACGCCGGACGAGGTGGCGTGTGTGGTCGCGGCCCTTCGGCAGGGTCGGGGCGAGCGGGATCATTTCGGCGCGGGTGAGCTGGCGGCGCTGAGGGAGCGGTTTCCGGATGGATGACGAGATCGAGGCGCTCGTGCTCAAGGTGCGGGCGGATACGGGTGCGTTCGCGCGTGACGTGGAGACGATGCGCGGGAGCCTTGAGGGTCCGCTGGCGGCGGGGGTCGAGCGGGCGGCGCGGGGGATGGAGAGCGCGCTGGCGCGGTTCGTGCGGACCGGCAAGTTCGGCTTTGAGGATCTGAAGCGGGCGGCGGTGTCGGCGCTGGCCGAGATCGCGGTGGCGCAGGTGAAGGGTGGCGGCGGGGGCTTGAGCGGCGGGCTGGGCGCGGTGCTCGGCGGGTTGCTCGGGCTGCCGGGGCGGGCGACGGGCGGGCCGGTGACGGCGGGGCGGGCTTATGTCGTCGGCGAGCGCGGGCCGGAGCTGTTCGTGCCGCAGGGGGCGGGGCGGATCGAGGCGGGTGCGGCGGCAGGCGCGCGGACGGTGAACGTCACGGTCAATGTCGCGGCGCCGCGCGAGGCTTCACCAGCGTTCATGCGGCAGACGGGCGCACAGGCGGCGCGGGCGGTGCGGCTGGCGCTCCTCAAAGCCGATGGGGACGCCTGATGGGATATTGGCTCGCGGGCGCCGACGACGTGCGGCACGTGCCGCAGGATTTCATCAAGCGGTTCGATCCGCGGTTCTGGACGGTAAATTTTGCGCGGCCCGCGATGGCGGCGGTGACGACGACTGGGGCGGACGCGCTGCGGGTGGACACGGTGTTCCTGACCGCGGGCGACCTCGCCGGGGTGATCTGGGAGAGTGCCGACCGGCACGACCACCCGCTTTGCGCCTACGCCACGCGGCGGGATTACCGGGGGTGCGTGCTCAAATTCCGGTGGCGCTGCACGGGCGGGGTGCAGCCGCTCGACGCGGTCGACGGGCCGGTGCTGACGGTGGAGGGGCGCGACGCTGGCGGGACGGCGCGGGCATGGTACGTGCGGCTGTGGAACTACGCGGCCGGGAGCGGGACCGACGCGGTGGTGACGCTCGACTTCGACGCGCTTGAAGCGGGGTTCGGGCTGCCGGGCGAGGCGGTGTTCGCGGGCGATATCGACCGGATGTTCCTGAGCCTGGTGCCGCCGGGATATGCCGGTGGCAGCACGGCGCCGCTGGCGGTGGCGGTGGTGGGCACTGCGTGGATCGAGGACATCGCCTGCGACGGACCCGGATCCACGCTGCCGATCGGTGACGTCATGGTGCCGCCGCACGGGCTGCGGCTCGCGGGCGGCTATGACGACAGCTATCATCTGACGCCCGCGCGGCTGCTGCGGAACGCCGTCGCGCTCGGCTATCGGGGGTTGTTTACCCATTATGTCGGCATGAGCCACTGGTTCGCCCTCGCGTGGGACGCGGGGGCGGGACGGTTCCTGGCGCAGCCGGGGCTGAACGCGGCGGCGGCGGCGTGGCACGCGGATTTCCTCGCGCGGCTGAAGCGGCAAGATTTCGAGTGCGTGCTGTCGCTGTCGTTCGAGCTGTTCGACGCGCACGCGCCGGAGGACTGGAAGCAGCGGGGCTGGGACGGGCGGCCCGCGCTGACCGGGTGGGTGCCGCCGTCGACGTTGCTGTCGCCCGCAAAGCCGCAAGCGATGAATTGGTTGCAGGGCGGCGCGCTGGCGTTTTGCGGGTTGGCGGCGGCGGCCGGATTGCCGGTGCGGTTCCAGATCGGCGAGCCGTGGTGGTGGACGGGCTTTGGAGCGGACCGGACGCCGTGTTTTTATGATGCGGCGGCGACCGCTGCGTTTACGGCGGAGACCGGGCTGCCAGTGCCGGTGGCGATGACGCATGCGCTGACTGCTCCGACGACGGCGCAAGGGGTGTATCTCGACTGGCTGGGCGGGAAGCTGGCGACGGCGACGGCGGGGATCATCGGGGCGGTGAAGGCGGCGCATCCGGGGGCGGTGACGCATCTGCTGTTCTACGCGCCGCAAGTGCTCGAGGCGGCGCATCTGAAGCGGGTGAATATGCCGCAGGGCTGGGCGCGGCCGACGTTCGATGTACTGCAGCTGGAGGACTACGACTTCGTCATCGCGGGCGACGCGGCGGCGTCGCGGCGGGCGGTCGCGGCGGTGACGGACGGGCTGGGCTATCCGGCGGCGGACCAGCATTATTTCAGCGGCTTCGTGCTGAAACCCGAGGACCGCGCGGTGTGGGCGGGGATCGACGACGCGGTCGACGGTGCGCGGGCGCGCGGGGTGGCGGAGACCTTCGTGTGGGCCGCGCCGCAGGTGCTGCGCGACGGTTATGTGCATTTCCGGATTGAAGGGAGCGAGGCGGTGCAGGCGTTTCACGACGTGCGGTTTCCGGTCGCGGTGGGGCTGGGGGCGAGCGTGGTGCCGACTTTCTCGACGCTGGTGGCGGCGGGGGCGTCGGGGCACGAGCAGAGGAACGCGCAATGGGCGGACGCGCGGCTGGAGTTCGATGCAGGCGTCGGCGTGCGGTCGGAGGACGAGCTGGCCGAGGTCATCGCTTTTTTCCGCGCGCGGCGTGGGCGCGCGGCGGCGTTCCGGTTCCGCGACCCGAGCGACGACAGCTCGAACGGGATGACCGGGATGCCGGGGGCGGAGGACCAGCTGCTCGGCACCGGCGACGGCGTGCAGACGCGGTTCGCGCTGGTGAAACGCTACGGTGACGGGGCGGACGCGCAGGTGCGGGCGATCACGCGGCCAGAGCCGGGGACGGTGCGGGTCGCGGTCGGCGGGGCGGAGGTTCTGGCGGGCTGGACGGTCGCGGGCGGCGCGGTCGATTTTCAGGTGCCCCCGGCGGCGGGCGCGGCGGTGACGGCGGGGTTCCGGTTCGACGTGCCGGTGCGGTTCGCGGAGGACCGGCTGGAGGTGTCGCTGGCGGCGTTCCGGGCGGGGGAGCTGCCGAGCGTGGGGTTGGTGGAGGTTAAGGAGTAGTCATGCGCCCCCAAACTCCTGCTCTCGCCGCGCGGCTTGCGGCGGGGGTGACGACGCTTGTGCTGCTTTGGCGGGTGGTGCGGCGGGATGGGGTGGCTTTGGGGTTCGGGAGCCATGACCGGGATGTCGTGGTGGACGGGTTCCGGTATCGGGCGGCGCCGGGGATGGTGCCTTCGGCGATCCGGCAGACGGACGGGTTCGACGTCGATGTCATGGAAGTGGCGGGCGCGCTGAGTGCCGATCTGGTGACGGCGGCGGACCTTGCGGCGGGGCGGTACGACGGGGCGGCGGTGACGGTTTCCGTGGCCGACTGGGAAGTGCCGGACGCGGGAGCGATGGTGCTGGCGCGGGGGACGCTGGGGGCGGTGTCGAGCGCGGACGGCGGGTTCGAGGCGGAGTTGCGCGGGCCGACGGCGGGGCTGTCGGCGTCGCCGGTGCCGCTGACCTCGCCTGAGTGTCGAGCGTCGCTGGGGGACGCGCGCTGCGGCGTCGATCTGGCGAAGCATGTGCGGCTGGCGCGGGTGACGGCGGCGACGGGCTTGGCAACGTTCGAGGTGGACGGGCCGGTCGTGGCGGACGGGACGCTGGCTTATGGGCGGGCGCGGTTTTTCGACGACGGGTCCAGCCATGAGATCATGGAGCAGGTGGGCGCGGCGTTGACGTTGCGCGAGGTGCCGGGGGCGATGCCGGAAGTCGGCGCGCTCGTGGAGCTGCGCGCCGGGTGCGACCGGCGGTTCGAGACCTGCGCGGGGCGCTTCGCCAACGCGACCAATTTTCGCGGCGAGCCGCATCTGCCGGGCGGCGATGCGCTGGCGCGCTATCCGGGGATGTGACGATGCACGCGCGCGCCGACGCCATCGTCGCGGCGGTGCGGGGATGCGTGGGGACGCGGTTCCGGCCGCAGGGGCGGCTGCCGGGGGTAGGGCTCGACTGTGTCGGCGTCGTGCAGGTCGCGGCGCGGGCGGCGGGGGCCGTGCTGCCGGACGCGGTGGATTATGATTTGCGCGGGAGCGGGGCGGAGCGGCTCGATGCTGTGCTGGCGGCGGCAATGCGGGCGGTGCCGGTGGCGGCGGTGGGCGACGTGGTGCTGGTGAGCCCCGGCGCGGGGCTGCGGCATCTCGCGGTGGTGACGGATTTGGGCGTCGTGCACGCGCACGCCGGGCTGCGGCGCGTGGTCGAGGGGCCGTGCGACCCGGCGTGGGAGCGGATCGGCGCGTTTCGGTTCGGGGGGTGAGGCGATGGCGACGCTGGTGCTGGGCGCGATCGGCGGTCGGGCGTTCGGGCGCGTGGGCGCTGCGGCGGGCGCGGCGCTCGGCGGGCTGATCGACGGGCGCGGCAAGCGGCGCGAGGTCGGGCGGCTGGCCGATCTGACGGTGCAGGGCGCGAGTTACGGCGAGCCGCTGCCGTTGCTGTTCGGCGCGATGCGGGTGGCGGGGACGGTGATCTGGTCGTCGGGGCTGATCGAGACGGCGACGAAGAGCGGCGGCGGCAAGAAGTCGGGCGGGCGGACGACGACCTATAGCTATGCCGCGTCGTTCGCGGTGGCGCTGGCGTCGCGGCGGATCGTGCGGGCGGGGCGGATCTGGGCGGACGGCAAGCTGCTGCGCGGCGCGGGCGGCGAGGTTTACGCGCCGGTCGGGGCGATCCGGGTGCATGACGGGAGCGAGGGGCAGGCGGTCGATCCGCTGATCTCGGCGGCGGAGGGGCCGGGCGGGACGCCGGCTTATCGCGGGACCGCTTATGTGGTGTTCGAGCAGATGCAGCTCGCCGATTTCGCGAACCGGGTGCCGACGATCACGGTCGAGGTCATTGCCGACGACGGCGCTGTGGGCGTCGGCGCGGTCGCCGCGGAATTGAGCGGTGCGGCGGGGGTGACGGCGACGGCGGGGTCCGGCGCGGCGCTTGCCGGATTCGGGTGGAGCGGTGGGCCGGTCCGGAGTGCATTGGAGACGCTGGACGCGCTCGGGCCGCTGCTCGCGGTCGACGACGGCGCGACGATGACGCTCGGCGGGAGCGGCGGCGGGGCATTGAGCGCCACGACGGCACTTGTCGGCGATAGTGGGGGTACCGAGGCGGCGCGGCGGGAGACGGTGGATAGCCTGCCGGGGGCGGTGAGCCTCGGCTATGCCGACCCGGCGCGGGATTATCAGGCGGGATTGCAGCGGGCGTGGCGCGGCAGCGGCAGCGCGGTCGAGCACCGCGACGTGCCCGCTGCGCTGAGTGCGGCGCAGGCGAAACAGGCGGCGGAGCGGATGCTGGCGGACGGCTGGCGCGCGCGGGCGCGGCGGACGGTGACGCTCGGTTGGGCGGACCTCGCGGTGCAGCCGGGCGATGCTTTGACGCTGCCGGACGGGTCGTCTTGGCGGGTCGCGGGCGTGACGGTGGAAGGTTTGCGGCCGACGGCGGACCTCGAGCTGTTGCGGCCGCCGCCGCGCGTGGCGTTGCCGCCGGGGTCGAGCGGGCGGGCGATCATCGATGTCGATGCGCCGCAGGGCGCGACGGTGCTCCACCTTCTCGACCTGCCGCCGCTGAGCGACGGCGCGCCGACGACGGCGCGGCTGTGGCTGGCGGCGGCGGGGGCGAGTGCGGGCTGGCGGCGCGCGGAATTGCTGGCGAGCGTCGACGGCGGGGCGAGTTATGCGAGCGTCGGCGTGTCGGGCGGCGTGACGATGGGGATCGCGACCGGGGTACTCGGCGCAGGGCCGTGCGACCGTTGGGACCGACGCAATACGGTCGAGGTCGAGTTGCTGGGCGAGGCGATGGCGCTTGAAAGCCGGAGCGCGGCGGCGGTGCTCGCGGGCGCGAACGCGGTGCTGATCGGCGACGAAATCGTGCAGTTCCGGACGGCGACGGCGACTGGGCCGCGGAGGTTTCGGCTGTCGGAGCTGCTGCGCGGGCGGCGCGGGACCGAGCGGGCGGTGGCGGGGCATGCGGTCGGCGACCGCGTGGTGATGCTCGATGCCGGTGACCTCGTCGCTTACGACGCGGCGGCGAGTGCTGTCGGGGGGACGCTGAAGTTCAAGGCGGCGGGGCCTGCGGACAGCGTCGCGGCGGTGGTGCCGGTCGATGTGACGCTGGTGGGGCGGGCCCTGGGGCCGCCGTCGCCGGTGCATCTTCGCGCAGTAACCGACGGGGCGGGCGGCGTCCGGTTTTCATGGGTGCGCCGGAGCCGGGCCGGGTTCGACTGGATCGACGGACCAGTGCCGCTCGGCGAGACGGCGGAGAGCTATACGGTCGAGATTCTCGTGGGTGCGGCGGTCGTGCGCGCGACGACGGTCACGGCCCCAGCGTTCGTCTATGGCGCGGCGATGCGCGCTTCGGACGGGACGGCGGCGGCGGTGACGCTGACGCTGAAGGTTGCGCAGGGCGGCGCGGCGGGACCCGGTGATGCAGCGGAGCAACAGTTTTCGCTCTCCGCGTAACTATCGTTGCAGCAAGGGAACCATGCCCGGATGCGGGCATTGAGCGGCGTGGAACGGACCCCATATGGGGCCGGTTCGCGAGCCGCTCGGACGAGGAGGGGCTGAGGACATGAGCGAGACCACGGCGCGCTACGGCATCGAGCTGTTGCAGGCGGGGCAGGCGCAGAAGGAAGTGACGCATAACGAAGCGCTCGTGCGCATCGACGCGTTGCTTCACCCGGCGGTGGTGAGCCGGACACAGACTGCGCCACCGGCGACCCCCGGCGATGGCGCGTGCTGGATCGTCCCGGCGGGTGCGACCGGGGCATGGGCGGGCAAAGACGGCCAGGTCGCCTGCTGGCATGCGGGCGGATGGCTGTTCGCTCCGGCGGCGGAAGGCTGCGTGGTCTGGTCGGTCGCGGACGGGTTGTTCGTTCGGCGGACGGCGAGCGGGTGGACGGCGGGGGAGTGGCCGGTTTCAGGCGTATCTGTCGGTGGCGTGCAGGTGGTGGGCGGCAGGCGTCCCGGGATCGCCACGGTCGCGGGCGGAACGACCGTCGATGCGGAAGTCCGCACGGCGGTGAATGCAATTCTCGTCGCGATGCGCGATCATGGTTTGATTGCGACTTCGTGA